TGTTGTAATACGCCTTAAACGGAACACAACTTCTTTTCATTAAATCGTAAACGACTTGACTGTCTTTCCCACCAGAAAAGCCAACACACACATCAAATCTCATTGCATCAGCTATTTTTGCGAACTTATGAATACGTTCTATAGCGACACCTTCTTTTTCCTCTAAACTTACATCTTTCATAACTGTTTACAATATGTCAATCAAATTATCTATTGAAAATTTTTCAAAATCTTCTATACCAAACTCATCTTTTATCAATTCATTGATATATTCTACATCTTCAAATCTTTCAGATGTAATTAAGTTGTTTCTTAATCCTAATAGGTAGTTAAGCCTTACAGAGTCAATTCTGGAATTGATATAAAGCAAATGATTTTTTAAATTCCTGACCCTGAACCAAAGGATAATAACAGCAACTAGTAGGAGTACTACTATAATTGAAAGTATTATTGTCGTCAAATTCATATTATTCTCGTTTATAAGCCATTTTCTCTAAATCTATGATCTTCATATCGTCCGGTATCGTTTTGGATCGTTTGTAACGTCCTCTTTCAATCCTTTCGATGTATCCTGCCTTACAAAGATAGGAAATTGTTTTTCTAAGCGTGCCAGCAAAGAACAAAGTATGTTTTGCAAGGTCGTAAAACTCAAAAGGGCGATCTATTGAATTAATAAGCAACGCCAACTTTTGAAACTTTGTATTTCTTTTGCTCATATTGATATAGTTTTATGTAGTTAAAAATCGGGAAAGATTATTTTCCCAAACCATCTTTCCCTTGCGAATCATCTAACTTAAATTACTATGGAAAATACAAAACTGTTTTTATTCTATCATATAACCGAATATATGCTTTATAACTTCTACTGTCCAGCCGTTACCCAGCATCTTGTATTGTTGAGTGTTGCTGCATTGCCATTTGTACCACTCAGGAATGGTTTGCAATTTTGCACATTCAGTAGGAGTAAGTCTTCGTATGCGGAAATTATCTAATATAGCATGGCTTCCGCAACTCATGTTTACCAAAACCGCAGGGGATATTCCTTGTGGATCATATATCCTGTTCTGTTGTCTTGGTTGTTTCCCAAATTCATTTGTTTTGTTCAACTGGATTACTTTTCCTGAAGGAATACTTACCAAATCATATACGCCTTTTCCACCTACTCGTATGGTTTGGGATTTGTCAGAAGGATTTCTTATGTCTGCACCGAACCCGTTTTTCTTTTCTTTGTTTCTTTTCTTGTGAAGTTCGATCCCTTTAAGAGCCTTTTCAGAAAGAAAGAAGTGTTCATCCACTTCATCTTCCAATATATCTCTTAAAAACAATCCTTCATCTTTAGGTTGCGGAATGTTTCCGCCATCTATGTTCGTCCAATATATCCTTTTCCTGCTTTGAGCAGATACAAGAGATGAATTAATATGGATACCTTGTGTTCCAATGGCTTTATTAAAAACAGACTCCCATTTCTTTCCCATTTCTACATTTTCCAATAGAAACAATATATTGGGGTTGTATTCTCTTATTTCTGTAAGTATTCTCATGTACTCCCAAAATAAATAGGATTGCCCTTCAAATTCAAAGCCTTGTTCTTTTAGTTCAATGTATTGATCGAGCGATAGGATTTCAATATTTTCTTTTGTGCAAAGACCTTTTCTTGTCCCTGCAAACGAAAGATTGGTGCAAGGAGACCCCCTATTAATAAATCAATGGGTTGTAAATCCAATGCATTTACTTTCCTGACATCTCCTATTTGAATTGTATTAGGGAAATTAAGTTGTGTTTGCATAATGGCAAATCTATCTATTTCAGAAGCATAATAAGTGCCAACGGAAATATTCAATTCCTTTAATGCTATTTGTCCGCATGACATTCCATCAAATAAACTAAGTACATTCATTTATTCGTCTGTTTTAAGATATTCTTCGATTTCCGTTAATGTAACGGCTTTAATTACTAACTCATCTCTTGTAGGAAGAAAATAGAAATACTTCTTTATGATCTCGATCGCTTCCACGTCTGACGCGGATTGAACCATCAAAGAGATCTTTTGCATTCTGATTTTCCCTTTAGGTGTCTCTTCCGGGTAAAGTACATCAACCTTAAAGAACTTGCCAGCAGAATCATCTTCTATCACTGTGTAAAGGAACAGTTCCCGAATAGGAGATATCTTTATTTCCTCTTCTGTTTCTTTCATTCCCCATTCTACAGATATTGCTTCCGCTTCCGTATAGGTGTAACCTCTAATAAGAAGATGTCTCTTTACCTGGATTCTTGGAGGTTTGAAACCATCCGGGTTATCCGTCCAATAATTTACAACTGATTCAAAATACATGTTATCACTGTTTAAATAACGATTGAACTACTATCCCTTTTGTGTAATCACACCCTTCGCTTCCTTTAGGAAGAACAACGAAGTTTTGGGAGGGGTCATCTGTTTTAAGATTAAAAATAATTTCCGGCAGTGGAAGGAAGTTTACTTTTTCTATAAAAAGAAAGTCTTTCGCTTGCTTACTATCTTCGGAAAAATCATAAGAAAAAAGCGGTATTCCTTCTGATTTTAAAACTGTGATCCAATCTCCCCACATATCCATTAAAAGAAGCCCGCTTGTGGCTCTAAAACTGTCGCCTGTGCTCAAAATACATTCCACAACATAGGAGTAGTCATATTTTATAGCTTCTGAAAGGCTTCTTCCAAATCTATGTGAGTTTTTTAAAGAAACAGTCAGCGCGAGCTTTCCTTCTTCTTGAATCTGGTCGCATCTCATTGCTTGCTTTTCACTGTCTATAGCAATGAAAGTATTCCCTACGATCCCATCAACTATGTTCATCTTCCTCCGTTTTTATCTTTGCTGGGAATTAAAATTGCCGAAGGAACACCGTTGCATCCTTGATTGACAGGTATTTCATTCCATTTCCCACCTGTAATAGCTTTCACTTTTAAGAAAATATCCAAAGGAACACTAAGTATAAGCGGTTGCGGCTTGTAGGAATGATCTCTTTTCCATTTTGCCATTTGAAGTTTTACGTTTGCTCCTATTGCTTCCATCGAAGGAAGGAAAGGAACAAGTCCTTCTATTTTGTCAGCCGAAAAAAGGGTTACATTTCCGTTCTCATGAGGTACAATGATGTACAGTTTAGTCTTCTTTTTCTTCATCTTCTTCGTCGTTATCAAATTTTTCACTCTTGTAAGAAAGGTAGTCTTCAAACATTGATTGAGCTGTGACGCACAATGCAATAAAAATGATTGTTATGCAAATCCATCCACATATTCCCATAATCTAAAAAATTTAATTGTTGCTTTTGATGCTGCAAATGTAAGAATATATTATTACATCGCAAGGTGAAAAGTGCAAACACTTGTTAAAAGTAATATTCCAATCCATTTCACCTTGCGATGTTTTGTTACTTGTGGAATTTAATATCCGCATTAATATGACAGTAAACCAGTTCGTTTTTTGCCCTTGTAATTGCCACAAATTTAAGACACTCTTCCGCGTACAATGCTTTAGGTGTTTTTGCATATTTGGACGGAAGTAGTTCTGGATTCAAAAAGAAAACACGGTTAGCTTCCAATCCTTTGCTCTTATGGATAGTGGATAGGATAATCCCTTTCTTGTCGCCAGAGAAAATGTTCCTAACCTTTTCCTTTAAGGAAGAGAAATTTCCTTGATGCGATTCATATAACAATTCCACAATCTTCACTTTTTCTTCCAAAGAAACATAAGACGGATGATTTTTCACAGAGGCAGGTGCAATACCTTTTTCTATAAGTTTTCGTTTTTTATCGTCCAACAGAAGGTACATATCGTCAAGACTGGTTTGATTTTCCATTAGGCGGCAAATGTTTTCCCCAAAATCACGTCCCATTATAGATGATTTCTTTCCTTCTCTAAGGAGTTGCAGGAAAGCTACCACTAAAGGAAGGTTATTCCGGCACAAAACAAAATCTCCGTTGGCGGCTTCGCTTAGCTCACCTTTTCTGACAACACCTTCTTTTGCTCCTTCCGCACATTCCGTCCCAGGGAATACCTTATTAGCTTCTTCGACTATCCTTTTGCTGCATCTGTATGTGACAGAAAGAGGAAGTGTAATCGTGTTGGGACCATTTTTTAAGGAATTAAACACATTCAAGTCGCTACCCATGAAGGAATAAATTATCTGTTTTTTATCTCCTACAGCAATGAATCTGCCTCTTGCCTTTATTAAATTTTGCATGATTTCTTTTTGTAATAGAAAGGTATCGTTTGCCTCATCAACCATCACAACATTGTATTTCGGAAAACTTTCCGGCTCTAAAAATGTGTAAGGAATCCAAAGCATATCCACAAAATCTATTTCAAAAGCAAGATTGTTGTTTATCCTTGTACAATCATTTCTCCATGCCTTTTCAATTTCAAGAAGGTCGGGAATCATTTCTTCTTCGTAATCCAGATCAAATTCTATCGTAATAGGAACAATGTTTTCTTCATTTATCTTGCAAAGAGACAGTCTTACTTGTTCCCATAATGTCTGG